CCCGGACTGACGTACGTATTGACCGGTATGACTTACAGTCACTACGGTCATCGTTCGGCGTAGGCGACGTCCAGAGAAACTTCTGAACGTTTGGACGGGGTGCACTTCCCTTGTCAGGAGAAGCTGCACATGCTCCTTAGCACCGGTGTTCAGCTCGATAAGAGCTTGCACCACGCTAGGATCACCTGGACGACTTGAGTAATCAACGTAATCAGTTGATCCTCGAACGTCCCTAAGGGCAAGCCAGTAGTAGGGTTCATGTCTTTCCTCCTTTCTCTCGTCGGGCACAAGCCTGAGGTAAGAAAATCGGAATAAGCCATGTCCTACATGCTTCGGCCTGCTCACCTTAGTTCTGCCTAGAAACTCATAGGCAGATAGGTTAGGAACCTTGACCCCTGCATCGTCTGGAAAGTCGAACGGAACAAGTTTTAACTTGCCCGTTACCGACTCGACTTCCGACGTCAGGTAGTCAAGGGTCCTCCCAATCTCATACTCTGACCAGCGCATCAACAAGCAGTTGATGTACTTATAGAGTATGGCCTCGTAGGTTCGTTTACCTACGCTTGCCGGACCACTCCTAGGTTGGAATGGTCTAACGTCCACCCCACGGTAGTAATCACCACCGCAGGACTCCCTGAAATCGCCTTCGTGAAAGGTTTTATCAAGATTAATCACGAAGCCGAAACTTTCAAAGTAGAAGACTACCATCGAGTGCATACGACTTGAGTAAATCAAGTCGTCGCCGTAGACGGAAATAGTCCTTCGATCTAGCCGCCCAAAATGGAGCGATTCGATTGCTTTGAGAAGACTCAGGAAGACTAACGTTTGTAACGGAAAGGTATACCCTACTCCCATCGTACAATGAGTCAAAGACTCACACGATGAACCATCGGGTAGCACAACTGTACCGATTCGTGACTGACGAAGAATCTCGTACCAATCAGAAGGGAACAGCCGCTTAACCAATGCGACGGAAATTGAATCCGAAGCAGAGGAGAGATCAGCAGTCGTGAACAAGTTGTTACGCGACGCCTCTCGAGCAAGATATCGATGTCTCATTTGAAGAGACTTGATATCATAACCAGACCGTTTCAGTCTCTTCCTGATCATTTCCCCCAGACCGTAGCTCATGTAAGAGCCTATTGTCGTGTTGGGCATGATGGAACGAAGAGATTTAAACGTTTTAGGGACTAACGTCAGTTTCAGGGAATCGGTCTCTTGGTAGGTGGATCTTTGCAGATCACTGCCTTTCTGCCTGGCCCAGTAGTTACTGACCATGCAGTCAAGACTCATTTCTGAGTCAAACCAAGAGATTTGTTCGCGGGAACCGGATAAGGGAAGCTCCCAACGTGCCGCTTCACAAGCGGAACGCGCCGGAATTCCCACCGATGCCTTCTTTCCGAATCTGCAAAGGCTGCGATGTTCTTCATCGCTGTACTCGCCAAGAACTTTGGCGATGTAGCCAGTTGCCAGATCAAGTACGAGTTGAGCGTTTCGGCCCAACTCGTCGAGTCTGGTATTAGCTAGCCGACTCTGAGTCTCTCTAAAGGAAAGTATCGCCTTTTCGATCAACTCATCGTCGCTATAGATGTCCTTACGGAATCTATACCTTTTCATTAGTGATGCAATCTGGTACGTGGCTTTATATTCAGCCACTGATCCATCTGGCACCATTGCAGATACAGCCTCTCGAACCCTTGCTACGGACCCAGATCGTAGTTCATTCTGAAGTCCATCAGCGAAGCAAGGATCCTTAAGGTTGTCTCGGAAATCCCTGATGAGTGTCAATGCGGTATTCCGCATTAGACCGTCGACCGACATTTTGTCGGTCATGTGGTTCTTCATTTTCTTCTCCTATGGTTTTGTGAGAGAAATTGAAGGCCGGGCTCTAAGAAAGAGACCCGGCGGCCCAGAAGTTCGTAGTGTCACTGTCCGTCAGAAGCTGCGCCCCGATGATGTTCAGATCGAGAGCAGTCTCTGCAGCCAGGGACGGGTGAACTTCGCGTTCAATACGGATCGTGTTGAAAACAACACGACCGTCGGCGAGGACCTGCGGAAGAGCCAACGAAATGCTCTTCTTGTCCTTGCCATAAACGCCGGTCTTCGAGTCGAGGGTAGGTTGTTTGTACTTAACCGTAGCCTGTCGTCTTGTCTGGTAGTCCGAATCAGTCGGGACTATCAGATGAACACCGTTCTGGATGGTAACGCCATCATCAGCGAAACCAACGGGCGAACCACCGGTGAAACTCATCGTTGCACCGGAATTGAGTGTCATGTTTTTCAATGACATGTTTACCTCCATGCCTCCGAAGAGGCAGCGGGACTAATGACGGAAACCTCGCAGCGCGCTCAGAATGGGCGCAACTGTCAAAGCTCCACCATCAGTTAGATGTACCAGTGAAAGTGGCTTTCTATTCACTGGTGGGAGTGTCGGCAACTCATTGCCACAAGTCCGTCTCACCGTCGACGTTTTGGTCGAGGATGATCCGAAGTTGGGAGTGAACACCGTCTCGGTCGTTGCGTCCGTATAGGCCGTAAACTTCCCAGAGGCACTGATGTGAAAATCAGTTTCGGTGACAACCGTTATCCAGTTCCCTAGCACCGTTATTCCGGGTGCAGGTAAGCTGGCTTCGAGCCAATCACCGATATTCACAAACCAATCAGCTACAAACGAATAAGGGACCTTCTCCCAAAGCGTAATCGGTATTTCACGAGTCCTAAGACCGTAATAAGCCGACTTCGCCTCAGCAGATGTACGCGCAGCCACGGCGTACAAGACCCCAGCACTAGTGGAGATCTTTTGTTTAAGACCACCACTGCCACTCACCAATATCCCGGAAATCCCGGGCATTGGTTTTTCGCTGAATGTTCCCTCGTGGATTCTAACTTGGGAACTCCCAGCTCTGGCTACCAGACGCTGCCCACCTGACGCACGGCTTAAACCAAGCAATGCGTCATCCATGATGCTTTTCGCATCCATGATGAGGGGCTTCCAGCCATAACGATACTCTAACCACGCGTCTGCGTTAGCTTTGAGCAACGTCATGCTTTTGCGCTTCAAGAGTAACTTCTTGTGCTGGCTCATCTTGCCCAGCAGTTGAAGCGAACTCTTGAAGGGATGCTTTAGCATTGAGACAGTTTTCTTGACATCACCGAGTGACTCACCAGTAAGGACGGCTGTTTGATTCATCTTAGCATAAGCTTTGATGAGAGCAATTTCAGCGTCATTACCTTCAGCCAACAGAGGTGATTCAAAGCTGTCCCACGCTAATGATTCAACCTGAGAGATCCAATCGCCTTCCATACCGTTCGATTGATTGCCCCACCAAGCATAGGGGCCGAATCGAAAATCGATCTGGCTGGCTTGTCTCTCAGACCTCGTTAGGGCGAAATCGCCCATGACCACCTCACCACGCTTCTGCTTTTGGCGGAAGTTACCGTGGTTGACATCTGAAACAACTTCGAGTATCCCCAAGGGTACGGGGATCCCGAATTGCAGATGGGTCAGAAGTTTCCCGGTCTGGTCGTAGACATTTGAATATCTAGCGACCTGGACCTGGTTACCTCGAGAACGAGTTCTTGTTGTAATCATAGGCATCCTCCTGTAGTTGACTTGCATTGGAATGCAAGCCATTTTCAACACCTCCCTCTCTCACGACTCAGCCAAGAAATCTTGACTAAGAAGAATCATCAGCCCATGCTGATGATTTGACTCAAGTACTTCGGTTTCCCTGGGTCTGAGGAGTGGGG